TTCGTCACTCATACCGTTACTCCTTTCAATTGGCATCCCAGATGGCTTGCATCTCGTCTGCGGTCATGGCAGCAAGGCTGCCGCCGCTAGATAGACCGTCGAGCCTCTTTTTGTCATCAGCGGACATCAGGCCATTTTTAGCCTGTGTTGCAACGTTCGTGTTTGCTTTAGCGTTCAATGCGGCAGCAACAACTTTATTCTGCACCGGGTTTGCCGATGTCAGAGACAGCGCCGCGTCTACGTTGATAAATGTTCCACCGCCGCCACCGCCGCCTCCGCTTGACCCGCTGCTTGATGTTCCGTTCTTCCCGATCGCGGTTTCGTAAGATACGGACATATAGTCATTTCGGATGCTTACGATTTTTTTGGTAATAGGGACAGAAACGGAAATGCCGGTGACGGTATCAACCGCGCCTACCACATCGCCGACATCAAAGGCATATTCCGCTTCGTTCAAGCTGACTGATAAATTGTCTTGATTTTGCAGCTCTGCCAATCTGGACGTACCAGCTTCAATCAGCTTTTGCGCGCTTTCCGCGCTCGGGTAGTCATATACCGCTGCATATTCATCCGCGCCTGTCAGCGTCTGCGTTTGGCTTATGCTGCCGCTTGCATCGGCGTATAGATGCACTATTGTTCTGTCCTTTAGTTCACCTTGCCCCAAGCAAATCAGATGATTGACTTTTTTCGATGTCGTTTTAACTTGGAAAGACATTGCATCAGACGAAACGGAACCGTCTTTTGTATGATCTGCGATAGGCGCGGCAGACAAAATTACCTTTTCCCCGTCAAACGACAAAACTAGTTTTCCACCCACGGATTTCAGCATTTGCATGATTCCGTCATAGCCAGTGACATATCGCGGCATTTTATAGTGGCTGATTTCAAGGCCTGAAGCATAGATATCAACAGTGAAGATTGATGTTAAACCCATCCTTGTAATCAGCGAATTAAGGACACCGTTTGCTTCGTTGTTTAACGTTAAGTAGTCCTGACCTGCGTCGGGACAAATCACCTTGGAATTAAGAATTCCGTGCCATGTCCTACCGGTATATGTCACTTCTCCGGTTTTGGTGTCAGAAGTTACCGCATCAATTACGCCGCCATACTCTGTACCGATAATGTACACATAGTGCCCGGCTTCGCAACAATGATTATTTGCGTCAACCTTTATCTCGAAATCGTTTTCATCCGAACCGAATGCAAGGTCTAGATCATACGCTTTCATTACGCCAATAGCTTGCATTGACGAATTTGTATAGATCAAATCCATTTCGGTTCGCTCCTTTCATCGTAAAGGATTAACGACAAGCGGAAAGATTCACTTCTGCCTATTTTGCTATTACCGCTGGGAATTTTCTTGAAAGTATCATCTACCAGCACGCCTTTTATTACGCCGCCTACCATTGTACCGGCTGAACCGCTTATATAAGAAACATAGCGTTCGCTAAAAGCATTATTCTTTTTGCCATTTTTAAGTACGTAAACTTCTTTCGTAATCGAATCAATAACCAATTGTGTGTTAGCTTCAAGCCCATAACTAAGGCCATGAATTGCGCCACCAATAGATATCGTTGTTTCGGTTGTTGACCCAAAGATTGTAAGCCTGAAATTCGCTTCATGGTTCAGCGGATTGACTATACCTGTAAGCTCATTAGTAGTGGAATCGCGCACATACGTTGCTTCCACTTCCTTGACCCAAAACGGTTCGTCTGATAGCAGTTCCAAAGAAACCAGCATCGTTTTCATAGAATCCAAGTACTTAGACTTCGATGACGCTGTTACATAGCACTTCAGATAGTACCCGTTGACGAAAATTTTCCCCGGCTGTTTTGCAAGGACATCTTTTTCAAAGCATTCGACCAAATCGTTCCGCTTTTGAATTCCGGCAGCTTCTGTCGCACACGCAATCGCGAGATCAATTTTTTTGCTGATAACGTCACGCTTGAAGGATGTGATTTTCCCTCCGCGCTCGGTGTAGTTCCACGCATAATCATGAAGATCGGATGATTTCACATAGATGCCGCTTTCGGAAAAGTTGATTTCCTCGCCCAAATGATTCTGATATTTTACTGTTTCAAGCATTACGTAACACCCCTAACAAGACGCCCGAATTCACGGCTGTTGATGCTGATCGTCTGCGAAGATTTCAGGCAGTCAAGAATCTGCCGCAGAAGATAATCTGTTTCTTCACTGTTCCGCAGCGTCTGCGCTTCCCGTTTCGGGACAACCATTTCGCCCTTGTGCAGCTCGGCGATGTAGCCATCAAAAGGCACATAGTCAAGGCCGGACGCATGGGAACCGTTAACACCTGCGACTGCACCTTTGGCGCTGCCGTTTACGATAACATTAGCTGATAAGCCGCCGAACAGGCCATCCCAAAGCCCCTTAAACCATCCGGTTAGCTTCCCCCATGCTCCGGCGATGCCGTCAATGATGGAATCAACCACTTTCGCGCCAGCATTAACAATTTCACCAAGGCTGTTTGCAATGCCCTCCGCGATTTTTCCCACAAGCTTTAGGCCAGCGGCAAGAAGATTCGGCGCATTACTAATCAGCGCCATTAGCAGCCCCGTCACAAGATCGGCCGCAGCAGCAATAAGTTTAGGGATAGCATCAATAAGCCCGGAAACGATGGCCACGACAAGCATTATTGCCGTTTCGACAAGGCTTTCTGGGTCAGACGATATTGATTCAATCAATGTGATGGTCAAATCAAGACCATACTGGATAATTTGCGGCAGCATCTGCACAAGGCCTTGCAAGATGGCACCGATCATCGAAACACCAGCCTGAACAAGCTTCGGCAGAACGGTTGTTACAAGTCCCGGTATTGCCGCAGCAACAACAGGCGCAAGCCTTTCAGCAAGCTTTCCGACGCCAATCAAGATTTGTTCCAGTCTTGGCATAATGTTTTCCGCTGCCGTGCCAACACTTTCAACAAAATTATCACAAAGTTTATCAAAATCCTGAGAATCATCACCGATGCCCGTAAGCAGATTAGACCACGCAGCCTTCATCATATTTACCGAACCTTGAATCGTACTTGCAGCTTCCGCTGATGTTGTTCCAAATACGCCCATCTCAACCTGAACCATATGGATAGCTCTAACAACATCGGAATACTTATCTATGGTCAAATCACCGGCCAACCCTTGGGCTTCCATCAATTTGTTCGCATCGGAAATCAGCCGTTCCATTTCTTCTTTTGTGCCGCCATAGCCAAGTTTCAGGTTATCCAGCATGGTATAGTTTTGCTTTGCAAAACCTTGATATGCGTTTTGTATACTTGCCATGTCAGAACCCATTTTATTTGCGTTATCTGACATATCGCCGATTGCCATATCTGCCAGTTCTGCCGCAGTAATCGCATCTTCACAACTTGATGTTAGCGCTGCCGCAAAGCTTGTAGCGGTTTCCATATACTCATTTGCAGACATACCTTGATATTTCCAAGACTGTTCTGCTTGTTCCATCATAAGTGATTCTGCGGATTTTAAGATTTCGTATTCTTCCGTTACTTCGCCGACTGATTTTCCTACAAGCTTTGCGTATTCTTCGGCGCTTTTTGCGCCCCTTGCACCAAACAGCGTTTCAACGCCGCCGACAAGCTGTTCATACTCGGCATAGCTGTCGAGCGCTTTTTTGGTCAGCACACCGAAAGCAGATGCCGCAGCCGTAACGGCTTTAGCACCAAGCTTCGCAGCCGCTCCAAGCCCCTTTCCAATCTTGTCGGATAGTTTTTCGGCTTTGCTGGAAGATTCGTCAAGATCGCCGTTGAATTGGTCTTTGCCTTTCAAGGCAATAGTCCCGAAAATCTTAAACAATTCCAATGGTTATCAGCCCCTTTCCCATTGGTTTGATATTAAAAAAAGACCATCAAAATGATGGTCTGAATTTCGCTTTATACATTAAAAATGTCATCGCAGATTGCTTGAATGTCTTTATCCGTCAGATCAGCATCCGTGCCTTGGCGTTGCCCGTTGCTGCCGATTCTAAGGACTTTCTTTTTCCAGTCAAGGAACGAATCTTCTGAATAGCTGTGGCAGTACATAATCCATAGCTTCATTTCTTCGTCCTTGTCCATTCCCGCTTTTTGGCGGTCGTATTCCGATTGAAGGAACTCCGTTACAAACTCCCCAAATCGCCCACGGTTGATGTAGGAATTCATCAAGTCCATTGGACATGAATATCTGTGATATATCATGTCCATGAACTTGAATTCACCGATTAAAGCAATTTGGAAAGCGCCCTGAAAAAACTTGCATTCTTCGCATCGGCAACGATGTCCCAGATCATGCTTGGCGTAGTGCCGAACGGCATTTCAGGGATTTCGTCAGCCGGGATGCCGGACAGGTCAGAAAGAAGCGGATAGATTTTGTCAGGGATAGCGCTGACGTTTTTCAGCACGGACACAGCGATTTTGTAAACCACCATGCCACCAATTTCGTCAACGGACTTTTCGCCGGTTGCAAGCTGCACAAACACATCCGCAAGATCATCCGGAAGCGTAGCCGTGATGATATCCAGCATGGGATAAAAGTCTTTGTCCTTCAGGCTGCGCAGCTTATACGGCTTGACTTCTTCCGTTACTTCTTCAGTCATTTCAATGTTTTCCTTTTTGCTCATCGGTTTTTACATTCCTTTCTGGCTGTTAAGATGCAGTTCTGGCTGTTAAGATGCAGTTTCGGTGATGTCCTCGGGCGTGGCGGCAGTCCAGCCGGTTGCCTTGCGGATAAAGATTGCATACGGCAGTTTGGTCGTGCCATATGCAATATCGGACTGGCAAGCAAAAGTGCCCTTAAACACGGAATTGTTTTTGTTCTTCGCTTCGGTCGAGAAGCCAGAAGTGCAAAGCGCGTGCTTAAAGATGATGATGATCGGTCTACCATCCGTAAACTTTCCGTAATAGCCGAAGCCATCATAGAAGTGACCGGCGCGAAGCTCAGATGAAGTGACAACATCATAATTTTTGTCGGTAGATTCGGTGATCTTTCCGATAGCCAGATGCGCCGCCAGTTCTGCCGACAGCTCGGCGATGGACACTTCCATCTGCGCAGTCTCCCCGACTTTCTGCTGAAGCTCTTTGATTGCTACGGTTGCGCCATCCAGTTCCGGCGCGAAGAACTCCGGCGTGATGGTCAGCGTGCCGCCGTCCTGCGTAGCGCCGATGATAGCCGCCTGAATTACTTCAGACGTAGGCGCAACCGTTTCGCTGTACGTCACACCCTGAAAATATACGCCAGCCCCGAAAGGGATTCTTGCGGGAGTACCAGAAGTAATGCCGCTGTTAGGCATATCAATTCACCTTCCATTCTTTGATGCTCAAATTGATTTGAATGCTTTTCAGCTCCGCGTCCCCAGTGGGGACGATCAGAGCACCAGCATAAAAAATAGCAACGGCATTGCCGCTGCTCGTAACGCCCACTTTGCCGGAAACCCGGTTGAAGTGCTTTTCGATTTTCTCTTTACCGTTTTCAAGGTCAAGCCATGAACCCCGCGAAAAGCCGGTAAGCATGACGGTCGTTTCCTGCAAGCCATCTTCGGTGTACGGCTCTGTTTCCGTGTAGCTTCCGACCCAATAGGGGTAGACGATTTTGCCCTTGCTGTTGCCGCCATATTCGCCAAAGCCATATTCAAGGCCAAGGGATTTCATGGCGCTGTCAATGATGTTCAAAACCTCTTTTGACATATCACTTCATCCCTTCCTTGAAAATCTGCTTTGCTCGGTTGATGATCTTACCCTTCGTGCTGTCAAAAGCCCGTTGAAGCGTCCGGTTCGGCTTTTTGCCCGTGGTGTGATGCCAATTGCCGCTATCGTCCTGATAGCTCCAACCGCCTTTCCTGCCGTCGCCTTTGGCTGCGTATTCGCCAGTGCCGAATTCTTCCCAAATGGCATTTTGTTCAGGGCTTCCAACCGTTGCTTCACCGGCAGATTCGTTCACTCGGTGATTCCACGACCCTTTAAGCTGTCCGGTATCAACACGGCTATTGCGCTGCGCCTGTGATTCGATTTCGCTTGCAGCTTCTTCCAAAAACCGAATGGCAGCGTCATTAAGTGCGGCTTTGACCTTCACAGAAAAGTCCTGAAATTCCACGTCTGCCATATTACTGACCCCCTGTGTATTTCAGATAGATTTCAAGCTGACTGCCGCTGCCCATTTCCATCGGATTGTCAATCAGCAGAATATCATACCGCTTGCCGTTGATGGTCATGCGGCTGTTTTCAGCCTGTATGCCAGCGGCAAGCGGCACATAGTCTGCAATGAAAATGTGCGTCGATTCCTGAACCTTGGCGTTGAATGTGGTGTACTTGGAATCGCCGGACTGAAGGTCGAGCCAGCCTTTAAGCGTCTGCTTGTCAACCCATGACTTCACCTGTTCGCCAATTTCGTTTTTGGACGCGGTGTATGTCTGTATGACTGCTGTGGTATTGCCGCCTATGCCTTTCATACCCTCAACCCCTGCCCGAATCTTGCTTTCATGTAGGGCTTCAGAAAGCCCATCAGGGACTTCGGATATCCCATGATGGAATTATCCCCGTCCATGTTGAAATAGGTCACAGAATGCCGGGAAATCGTTTCAGACGAAACGCCAACCTTGTCGCGGTTGTTCATTTCCCACTTCATCAGATTGGCGCAGCCCATCCGTACATCAGCCGGATAAACAACCTTCGTGACAACGATTCCGCTTTCATCAATCAGGTTTTCCTTGACCGTGACCGTATTACCCGAAACGCTTTTCACCGTGACAAGGCAATCCGGCATAAGGTCAGATTCTGTGATCTGCAATGTGTCACCAGCGCGGAAGGGAACCACACCATTGCAAACAATGTCATGGTCTGGCATGGACGCGGCAACCGCCCTAAAAGCCCGCTGCTGGAAGTTGTTATTGGTGTATGCCCGAATAAGCAGTTCAAGTGCCTGAAGCTTTGCTTCAAGCACCTGATCTGCGTCATCCGTTGCGACATACTGCCGGAGTTCGGCAACAGTCATAATCATAAGGTTTCAGCCCCTTACTTCTTGAACTTCGCAAGAACGACCTTGGAAGTGTTGGACAGCGCAACGGCGTAATGCTTGTCGACGGAAATGTCCGTCTTGCGGGCAAGGCTCACGCGGTCAGTCTCGACGTTGGTGTCGCGCTTAAGATAGATCGTGATCGCGGCAGCGTCATCCTCGGTTTCTGCATCGTTGTTCAGCTTGACGATGGGGCAAGCGTAGCAGTCAATCTGACTGCCGGTTTCTCCAACCTTCACAACGGGGACTTTCTTGGACGGAACAACGCGGCAGTTGGCGATCATGCCGATCTCGCCGGTAAGAATGACACCGGCCTTGTACTTGTCCGCGCTGATGAAATCAGCGTCCTTGCGAAGCTGCGTGACCTGCTTCGGATGGACAAAAATGACCTTCTCGCTGTTGACCTCTTCTTCAAAAAGATCAATTGCATCAACGATGCCGGAATACTTGATCGCGGCGGCGCTGCCGTCATAGGTGAGCTGCGCCCCCTGAAGCGCGGTCATGGCGTCGTTGTCAACCTTGGAAGCAATGGACTTCGCAAGCTGGTTGTTTGTCTCGCCGACAGGATTGCCGTAGCCGGACAGCACCGCTTCATCCGTCAGCTCAACGGCCTTCATGGCCTTCTTGACCTTGACGGTCGTGGTGGAAGCGGTCAGCTTCACGGTTTCTGCTGCAACGCCTTCGGCAATGTCGGCAGCATCGCCGATGTAGGCGTACTGCGGCACGGTAACGGTGTTGCCGGGAACGCCGACAAGCGTGTTGTCGATCTTCGCAAAGGGAGCAACAACAATCTTATTGGCAATTTTCGCGGAAATCATATCCGCCATGACCTGCGGATTAATCAGGTCAGAAAGTTTAGTGGTCTGGTTTGCCATAGTTTAAATCATCCTCTCAAATTAATTTTTTGTAAGCTCTGCGTATGCAGTGGGATTCTCGTTGAACAGTTTCAGGCGTTCCTGATAGCCCATTTTGGCGAATTCTTCCTTCGTCACGGAATCACCGTCGCCCTGATTGTCGGGCAGCTTGTTTTCGATAACCTTCTTGCTGCCAGCGCCTTCAAACTGATTCGGGAACTGCGTTTTCAGACCGGCAAGCTTGTCATCCATGCCCTTGACTTTTCCGTTTTCGTCAAGCGTCAGTTCATCGGCACCGTACTTCTCGCGCAGCTTGAAAGCCAGATAGTCGGGATCAACGGCCTTTGCATCACGCAAGGCAAGCTGAATGGCATTTTCAAGCTTGGTCTTTTCAAGCTCTGCCTGAAGCTGCGACACCTGCGTTTCATATCCGGTGATCTTGCCCTGAAGTTCCTCGTTGCCCTTGGTTCCTTTCTTCAGATCGGCAATCAGGCCGTTGGCTGTGGTCAACTCGGTTTCCTTGCCGTCAAGCATCGCCTGAAGCGCATCATACTTGCCCTTCCCGACATACTCACCGCCGCCAAGGTTGGCAAGCTTGATTTGCTTGTCCTTGTTGGCTGCATCGCCGTTGTAGGCATTCAGCTTTTCCGCAAACTGTGCATACAGCTCTTCGCCCAAAATCTCTTTCAGAAATTCCATTGTGTATTCCTTCCTTTGTCGTTGTTTTTAATCGCGGTGTCACCGCAGACAAGCACTTTGTTAAATCCGGGAGTGCGCCGGAAAATGGTGATGAAAGTTTAAGCGTCATTACATCTTTGGACAATAAAAAATGCAAGCAAAAACTTACCTTTTTTATCTACATAGCGCCGCGAATGTAGTACATCCGGCAATACCGTCAGCAGTCAAACCGTAGGCGCGCTGGAACGATTTCAGCGCCGCCAGCGTGCCAGCGCCAAAGATTCCATCCACATAAGCCGTTTTGTGGCCGTGGCAGACAAGGAAGCCCTGAAGCACTTTCACAAGTTCGCCAGTACTGCCATTCCGCAGATTGTTTCGGCATACTGCTGCGCTTGTATTCTGGCCATAGATGCCATCAGCAGCAACGCCAAGCCCACGCTGAAGCGCCTTGGTCAGCGCCGCTTTTGTGCGACTGCCGTACAGGCCGTCAAGGGTAAGGCCACCGGAATAGTTTCGGTTAAGCCAAAGCTGTACTTCTCGCACGGTGTCAATCTTGCCGTCTGTGGTAGGCAGATTCATCAGTTTCACCTTCCTTGCATTCCGGCAGACCGGCAAGCGAAGTCAGGATTGACAGAATGCCAGCCAGAAGCGAAGCGCCGCCCACCATCATCCAATCAACCTGATTGAATACGGCAGACGTGCCGATAGTTGCAACCGCCGTCTGTGCAACGGTCTTGACCGCTCGAACGGCAGCAGCCTTAATCCATGTTTTCCAACATCTTTTCATGGTTTGTTCCACCTTTCATAAATATAAAAAGCAGCCGTTCGGAAAAATCGAACAACTGCTTTTTTGCAAAGTTTGTTGAATTGTTTGCTTATTTTATTTGCTTATCATTTTCGTGACATCGCGAAAATGGTCATAAAGCATTGAAAACACTGCATTTTTTAACTTGCCTGTAACTTGCCAACGCACGATAAACACACCAAAAACACACGCCGTGTGTTTTTAGGCATAGAAAAAGCACCGTGCGTGTGCATGGTGCTTTAATAAATCATATCATCTTCATATTTGACTTTGTTGTCTCGGTATCTTTCCAAAAGTAGATTTTCACCCGATTTCAGGCTTTCCATGACTGCTGTCTTGAATTCTTCAACGCTTTCATCAGCGCTTATTCTATACGAATTATCACCAATGTCGAGAAGTAATGCGTCACCCGATGGTTCGTCAATTCGGAGTGCGCAGTCGAATTTGTCTTTAAATTTTCTCAAAAGCAAAAAACCTTCGGCAGAAAAAGCAAAATCAATTACCATCAGATCACCCCTTTCAGCATCTTTTCAAATTCTGCAAGTGCATTTGGGAAGTATTGCTTCATTAAAGCGTATTTGTTGCTATCAAACGATGCTTCAAACATATGTGCGAATGCTTCTTTTTCCAACGCTCCTTGATTTGACCAATAACTTCGCTTATGACCGTACATTCCACTGCATTTTCCCTTTGAAATGCCATCCAACAGGTCAGACAGTGAATGCTTTTCATGCCCAAGCAGTTCAAGCGAAATTGCATTGTAAGCATCTGCGGCTTTCATTTTATGCTGCTTTTTATACGTTTTCACATATTCTTTGAAATCAGATTGTAACAGTGCCCCAAAAGTTTGACTGGTAGTTGATAAATAATCATAGTTTGAAGCACCGGCAGCCATGAAGTCAACAAAGTGACCGTGTTCATGGAAGAAAGTTGCACCAGCGCCGCGTTTGTTCTGCAAGTCATCAGCAAAGTTCATATTGATCTTTTGCGTGACTGGATTAAAATGAGCCGTACCGGCAAAGGCAGCATCAGCAACCGAATCAGACGGAACAAATTTGTTGAAAGCTTTTTTAGCTTCGTCTGACCCCTTGGCAAACTTCAGATTTAAAGCATCCTTATAATCGGTTGTCATGCCCGTCTGCTTGCCGATAATCCCGTCAAAAACGCTGCTGTCGCTCTGGTCACCACTATTATATTCCGATTCTGCTGCGGCTACAAGATATTTCTGCTTGTAATCCTCAAAATTTGCTGTCTTATCCAGCCCAAAGTATTCAGCGCGTTCTTTCAACGTCTGAAGCTCACCGCCATCCAGCGCCCATTTCGCCCTTGTATTGGACGTGCAGCGGCAATTAATAACTTCCGCAGCGATGCCGGATGGGTCACCGGGGAACATCAGGCCGTTGGAAAACTTTTCTTCAAGCTCCCGGATTTCGCCGTCAACCCGCGCATGGGAATCCCTTGTCCGACCGTCAAGCGTGGAATCCCACTGCTTGACTACATCACAGCCTTTTTTCTTGGCCGCATACTGCGCATCACGGGAAGATGTCTGCTGAATTCTATGCCCTTCTGTTCTGGCAATGCGCTTCGCGTTGGAAAGGCCGCTGCCGGACACGTTGTTGATGTTGCGGGCAATGTCGCTATAAGGCAGACCGGAAGCAATGCCACGGCTGATCTCCTGCGTGATGGTTTTTTTCAGCTTGTCATAGTTGACACCAAGATGGTTATAGTAGCCCTCAACGATCTTTGAATCTGTCAAAATAGCTTTGACTGCTGCCGCCTGATCTATCGGCGCGATGATGGGGACACCTTGCTTTGCTATATCGTACATCGTGCCGATATAACCGGTTTCATAGCAGCTTTTCAGATATTTGTCAATTGTGGCGTAATTATCGCCGTGCAGCTTGTCAAGAACACCGCTGACCTGACCTTTAAGTGCCTTTTGATAATTCTGTTGATAGACCTTTGACCGCTTCTGCGATTGCAGCAGCGCCTTTGTAGCATCGTCAAGCCCGTCCTGCGAAAGCGCCTGATCTAAAAGGTCAATGTCTGCCTGAAATGACTTGACTTTATCGTTGATGTCCTTCAGTGCCCGCGCGTACTGCTTTTCAAGTTCTTTGATTGCAGCTTCTTCGCTATCCAAAAGGGACTGCTGGACTTCTTTTTCCCACTTATTGATATGTATCACCGCCTTTATGGTGATTTCGCTGTAAAAATTAAGGAAGGTTGGAAAACCTTCCTTTTCTTATTTTTCAGGTTCCACGCCGCCAAGCGCCGCCTGTGCCGCCGCTGTCGGATCATCTTCAGGCTTGGGAAGCTTGTCCTTGATATCATCATAGTCCAAATCAAGCGCTTCGCAGATAAGTTGCTTGGTCAATTCATCGCCAAGCTGTGCGGATGCGTTCAGGATGGTTGTCAGCTTTGCTTGCTGCTCCTGCGCTTTCGTCAAGTCAATCTGTGCGTTTTCCTGCGCATTGGTGATAATTTCACGGTCAAAGGAAAAATAAATGTCCTTTTGCTCGTAATCCGTGCCTTGCGTGTCGTTGATTTCTTTCAATACCAGCTTCAGCAGCTTCCGCATGAACTGTTTAAGGCTAGGCAGAAGGCCAGTACACTTCAAATCAAGGTTCGCATATGCAGACTTGATTGCAATGCTTGTCGTGGCGCTTGTGTCCTTCAGGGCTTCCGTATTCACGCCCATGCCAAAACGGAAAATGTTCTTTTCATCCACTTCCATTTTTGTTTTTCTGGCTTCAACCGGAATGTCAACGGTCTTAATATCAACACTGCCGTCATCGTCAAGGCCGATGTGCTTTTTGGCCTTGATATTCATCATCAGTTCATCGAGATTGTCGCCCTGAAAGCCCCTGACCACATACAGCGCCTCATTTGTGTCCTGAATGTTGTTGGAAAGCCCGGCATTCATCAAGTCATAGTCATCAATTAGGTCTTTGATTGGCTTTACGCCGCTGACCTGCTTCTTGCCATTATCCAGCCGGAAGAAAGGAATAACGCCGTAATCATCGTAGTAGGTATTTGTGTCACCATCTTTTTTGTAGATGATGTGCGGCCTTGGATTGATGCCAACGGACTTATCCAGTTCCATTTCCCCATCATCGACTTGGCAATAAAAAACGGTCTGGGACTTGTCCCAAACCTGAATACGCTTGATTGTCTTGTTGTCCTTGCCGACGCGCTCGATGTACCAGAAGATCACATAAGCACAGCCGTCATCCGTTTCCTTTTCCCGGACTTCCACGACACCGATGCTGTCAGCCGTCTGGAACGCTGTCCTGTCGTTTTCATCTTTGTAGGCATACATATATTCAAAGCCCTTGGAAATGCAGCCAACAAGCAATTCATACAGTTCAGCGGCAAAGGATTCATTTTCGTTGAAATATGCGTCAAGTTCCGCTTGCAGTTCCGGATTGTCCGATTTCACAAAACCGTCCTTCCCGGAAAGCATATATTGCGCTTGCTGATCGGTAAGCAGTTTGAAGAAGGGGTGACTGATTCTAATATTGCTTTTTGTTTTATCTTCCTGAAGCGTTCCATCTGCATCAAAGAAGAAAATCCGATAGTTATTGATATCATGATTGCCTTCATAATACCGCAAGCCGACCTTCGCAAGCCGCTTTTTGGCGCTTGCTGCATCGCTATCTATAAACTTTTTAATTTCGCTTGTAGTAAGCACTTGGCCTTCCTCCAATACGTACCTTACTTTTCGGCCTGACGGCACATAATTACCAGCGTCCGCAGCATATCCATGGACAAGTTCAGCTTGCCATCGCCCACGCCCGCAAGCACACCGTCATCGACAAGCTTTTGCACCGTGTCCTGTGCCCATGCAGGCACATCAGTCACCTTGCCGTCTACGATGCAGCCATAGCGCTTATCACGCATATGCCACATGATATACAGCATCCGCAGCATATCATCGGAAAGGCCAAGGTTTCCACCGCCGGTGCCGGAGATCAGACCTGCATCCATCATCTCCTTTACTGTGCCACGCGCCCACCCGGGCACGTCGTCAATGCTGTCGTATCTTACCATGTTGTCGTCCTCCTCGTCTGTATTTCCCGCGGCCATCTTGGCCGCGACGTCTGCCCGAAAGCTGTCCATCGTGTAGCCCATGCCGAGCTGCCGCCACAGGTGCTCCGGATCAGCGTGATCCGTGCCAATGCCCAGTTTACCGGCCTCCGCGTGCGAGATGATATCTTTGTTTGGATCAAGCCCAAACTGCGTGCAGAGCTGCGCGAACAGCGCGACCGCCGTGTTGTACGTGCCAGTCACCTGCGCGATTGCACGCGCCCAGTCGGAGCACACAAATGTCGCGCCGCCGATATAGCGGATGCAGTCCGGCTCGGTCATCTCGATTCCGATGCTGTATGCGTTCGCCGCGCCGACATGCATCAGTCGGCAATCCCACGGCGCGACCTGATACACCGTGCCGTCCGCCTGCAGCACGGCGTGCGCAAAATACCGCGCCGTCTGCCACTGCTGCGCAAATACAGCAGCGCTCGGCTGCGGGCAGCCCACGCTGTGCAGCACCAGCTTGCGCACCGGGATCTTTGTATACTGCTGATACAGTGGGTTCTGCGTCACAAAAGCCTCCACGATATCCATCCTTTACACCTCCGTCACATAGATGCCCACCAGATCAGCCAGCGCGTTATACACGGGGTTGCCGGTGTCCCTGTTGCATAAGTACGTCTTGCCGGACTGGCTGTAGTATTTGCCCGCCTCCAGCGCCATGTTGCCGCTGTACGGGATGGGGTCGTACTTTGTCCCGTCGTGCTGCTCGTCGATGCGGGTGTACAGGCTCTCCGTGCCGGTGCCGGGCATCCACGTCCCTTGCGATGTGTGCGCTTGCAGCACCTTGTACAGATCGCCGTTGTACACCAGCCTGTCACCGGCTGCGTAGGCCGTGCCAGCCGTCCACTCGGGGTAGTACGCCACCATGCGCAGCGCGGTCGCGTCGTCCACGGCCAGTGTGTTGATTTGCGCCCGCACCATCATCTCCTGCACCTCGCCCAGCGACAGAGGGCGGTGTTTTTCCTCTGCTTCTGCGCGTGCCGCTGCGTCCTGCATGGCCGCGATCTCGGCGGCGGTCATATCGCGGAGGATGCCGTTTTCACAAATTTTCATATTGCGCCCTCCTTAGCTTCGCACGCCGTATAGCCAAAACTTACAGCCGGGATAGATCAGCATACCATGACCGCCGATTGACGTGATAGACTCTATTTTTGCGGGGCCGAAGTATTCGCCTGAAACCTTATGGGCTCGCCACGCTGTTTCAGCCTGTAGTCCAGGCATTGTTAAATCGACCTCAACACTACATGATTTTTGAACGTTGCCAGCGACGCTTTCCCAGCCGGATGTATAGCAGTAAGGGGCGTTTCCGCCGGAGACAACTCCATTCAGCATAAAGAAAGAAAAATTTGGCATTGTGGATTCTCCTTTGTACGCCGGGAAAATTCCAAAAATTTTTGCTTTTTTTAGTGAAAAAGATTTCCCGCTCTCGTCCGTGTCAATCGTCAATGCGTTGCTTTCCGCCGCATCGTCAGCAATCGTGATTACTTTGATAAGCTCCCACGTCTCTCCGCCACCGCCTGACGGCATATCCACCGGAATCCACGCAGTTGGCACGCCGGATGCGTCCACGGCTGTGATCTTGGCGATCTGGCCGACTGTCGCGCCGGTGATGTCCATGCCCGCGCCATCCTTGCCGGGTGCGCCCGTGTCGCCCTTTGCACCGGGTGTGCCCGGCGCGCCGTCAAATGCGCCGCTTGCCTTTGCCTGTGCAAGTGCGTTGTTTGTGGCAGTCTGCAAATCATCCTTCGAGATAGCCCCAACTTCATCCGCTGTGTATGTGGGCTTGGTTTCTGCCTTCGCCCATTCCGGGACGGTTGGGTCAGTTTCTTCAACCGGATGTTCTGCCAGATAATTAGCAACAACTTTTGCGATATCTTCCGGGTCAGCGCTCTCAAAGCTGTTTAGCTTTTCCATAATTTGATTGTATACATCATTAGGCGGGTCAGCCAGAAAGCCGGTATCGCACAGGATGAATTTCTTGCAAGGCACCCTTGCCGGAGTGGTGGTGCGCAAATTCCCGGCATAAACGCCAATGTTGAAAAAATATGTGCCACTTATAATCGGGACAGGGCATTCGTTTCCGGTAAAAACAACGTCAACATAGCTGTTGTTATAGCAGAACCGTGCCGTTTTGTTTTCGTATGCTTCCCATTCTGCGTCAAAAGCGAATTTCGCAACAAAATCACTGTTGTCACACACATAAAGTGTTCCGTCTGCTTCTGCTATTTTGTTCTCCACCGATATATTGATAACCGGCATAGCGATCTCCCCTTTCAATCAAAAAGATAACAGCGCAGCGCCATAGGCGCTTTACCTGTCAAGCGCCCCAAAGGAGTACAGTATTTTACAACGGCAACCAGATGGTCAAAATTGCCGCCGCTGGTGCTTTTGCGCTGCTATCTCAGTAAATCCATTTCTTCAGCTTGCGCCAGCCCTCAACGCCATAGCGCAAAGCCGCCATTGCATCATCTTGAAAGGGGACAGGATCGTCAAGATATTCGCCGGTTCGCTCGTCCTTCTTCCACTTCCATTGCTGCATTTCTTTGATTGTGTTCACGCAGCAGGGATGCACATATATTGTCCGCTGCTTCAGCCAGTCAATTTGCGCTTTGACAGACCCGGCAGAACCGCCCTTGTCAACGCCCTTGGCACGGCTGAAACCGCCTTTTTGCCACATCTTAATTCGGTCAGGCTCGGCACTATCGCACCACATCTGTTTGTTCGTTGGAATTGCGTGCTTTATGGCTTCCTGAATGATTTCTGACGTGTCTTTCTCAAACAGGTATATTTCATCAAGGATGTAAATGTTATCATCCTTGATACCCAACAACAGAATTGCGTTTGCATGATTGAAACCAAAGTCCTGTCCTATGGCTATATCGTCATAATCGTTCAGGTTTCGGCTGACATCTCGGATTTCCCAGCTGTGCAGGATAAGACCGCCTATTTCGCCCCATTCCCCTTCGCCATAGATACGATACCCTTCCGGATCAACAATCTTCCTGCGTTCCATACGGGCTTTATACGCATCATCTATGAAGCGGTTCATCAGGTATGTGCTGTGATGTGTCAGCACATTGTCATCCGGGATATCAAAAAAGACCTTCTTAATCCAGTGATTCTTGTTCACCGGATTGAAGGTCATTCTGATCTGATAAAACTGACCGGGCGGCAATTCGCCACGCAAACGGTCATCTATGATTTCAACGTCAGCCTGTGTCAGCTCCGTTGCTTCCTCGCACCAAACATCTGTCAGCTTGCCGCGCTGGAATGTGATTGACTTCAGCTTTTCACGCTGCTTGTCATCGTTCATGCCCCTGAAGATAATCTGATTGCCGTTGGATTTGCAGGTCAGCTTCAGCGGGGACATATTGATTTGCCAATACCGTTCTGCCTTATCGCCGAACATCCGGTATATAGCGCCTGTAAGCTCCGCGAATGTGCTGTCTCGGTTTGTGATGTCGGACTTTCGGATGCAGACAAGGTTGCGGCCTTTATCGTGCATCAACCGAAGGATGTAGTTTTGCGCCGTGTCAACGGATTTTCCGGAACCAGCTAAGCTGAACCTTTCATCACAATGTATCTTTTAGTGCTTCTGTCAACTTCTTTGAAGCAAGAATTCATTTTGACCGAAATGTTCATATGGCAACACCACCTTTTTCAACAGCAGTTATGGTGTAGCCGCTCCTGCTTGTAGCAAATTTCTTTGCCCGGATATTCCGAACAGTCTTTTCGTTTATTCCAAGGGCTTCCGCTGCTTCGTGGTAGCCCTTAAAAACGCCGATTAAAAAGCCGTCCTTATCCCTGACTTCCAAGGTAAGAACGACTTTGTTTGCACCCTTTATAGAATTATCAATAAGCTGCCTTCTAAATGCCGCATTGTTTTCAACACAGTGCTTTGTATTCCCGCTTATCGTTGTCCACTCCAAATTATCTGCGCTATTATTCGTTTTGTTGGAATCAAGATGATTTACAACATTGCAACCATCCGGCTTTTCACAAAAGTACAAGGCAACAAGCCTGTGAACTCTCTCTGTCACAATCTTTTTGTTTGGCTTCATCAGATTGATACTGTAATATCCTGTTTTCTTCAACTGTGGCTTCATCATGCTTTGTGTTGCAACATTCCAAATTCTGCCGCAATTACTTACCTGATACCGTCCGCCGTAGCCTTCAACCTCTTTCCAGAGTTCGTTTTCAAAATCCATTGAAAACACTTCCTTTCTTCATGCTTCACCATCACCGTAGTCCACCGTTATGTTCAAGTCCATGTCAACTTCCTGCTGCACCTTGTCCGTGAACAGCATATGAGCCTTTCCAAGTAGTTCAGCAGCTTTCAGCCTATCCTTTTCGGACGGTGCTTTCTGCATCGTTCTTGCTTCGCTGCATCCGTCACCTATACCTTCGACGACAATTTCCTCTGACTGACTTTCACCACGCAGAACCGATGTCAGATACTTCAACACTTCGTCCTGATCTGCAATCAGCGCGCTTTCCTTTTCGGCCATCCTTTTGGCTATGTACTCTTTAATTACAGGTTTTTGAACGTTTTCAGTTCCGATTCTTCCCGCTGTCTTTTTTGAATATCCGGCTCTGATTGCGGCCTGTGTAGCATTCAGGTCAATCAGATATTCGTCGCAAAAACGCTGCTGTTTTGCTGTCAACTTCGCCACAATCATCACCGCCTTTCAACATTGAAATTAAAACGAAGCTTTTCTTGATTTCAATTTCAAAAACAGCCATTTTTGAAATTAAAAAAGCCTGACAGGAAAGAAGAATGAACCTGTCAGGCTTAGAAGAATATCTTGTTTATTATTGCAGGATAATAATATCACACGGTCAATGTGAAAAACAATGAAATTTACTGAAAACTTATACGGAAATCCAGTGCTGTCCCGCCGATGTCAAGTGCGGCTTGTCAAGTGCCTGTTCTATTGCCCTGATTGCTCTGTGGTAATGCTTTGCTGCTTCGGACATGGTATCAAACACAAGGCCGTCTTCGACAGCTTTGATCTTACGCCCCGGCTTATGATTGATTTGAATATCTTTGTGCCGCTGCTGATGACACTCTTTGCAAAGTGTTACAAGGTTTTCAGGCTCATCACCGCCACCAACACAAACAGGGGTGATATGGTGAACTTCAAGCTGCCCGTCATCAATCGGGATCGGCATACCGTGCTTATTGATATAGGCGTGAAACTCGCCGCAATCCTGACAAGTGAAATTGTCCCTGTATTCCATCCGCAAAGAATATGGGTCACGACCACGATTCCACACAGTCATGTTTGCAAATTGCTGTCTGCATTCGTCACAGCAGAAGCGCCTTCTTTTGTCATTGACTTCACCACCACACCAAGGGCATTGATTCTCCTTTTCATAGTGTGGCGCAGAATACGCAACAGCCTCTTCTCCATACAGATTTCTGGCAACATACAAAGCAGGAAAAGGCCTGCGTTTACCGTGTATTTCCCAATACCGTTTCATATTACCCCTGCTTTCATAATTTCATTTACGGCCTGAAGCCCTTTTCCGTGGATATAGCATACGTTCCGGTATGTCATATGCATATCACAAGCTATCTGTTCCCATGCCTTATACTGCACATAGCGCATATGCAATACCTGTAATTGGTCAGGGTCAGTCAGCTTATCCAACGTGGCGCTGATTTCCTGCTTCGCTGCAACATAGCGGTCAATATCCCGGTCAATCTCCGCTTCAAGATCAACGATTTTTGCAATCGCATCACCAAGCTTATCCTGATTGCCGCCGCCAGAAACAACATTATCCTTCAGCGTTGGCGTGATTTTTGTCACCATTTCCTTCAGGTGCTGCAAATCTTCCAGCTTCGTGCTGATGTGAGAATCGTAAAGCCTGATCTGTTGCAGATATTTCTTTGGTGAATCCATCATACCACCTTCTTTCTATCGGTATCGTTCTTCAGCAGGTGCAAAAAGCTTCCCGGTGTACTGCTTCAGCTCCCTATCAAGCACGGCACGGCTATAAACCATTTCCTTGTCATCTTTCAGGTCATCCGCAAAGCTTTCCATGTATTCTTGATAGACTTCCGAAAATACCCTTTCAAACTCTGCGAATTTGCTTTCACGGAAGCCCATTCTGCCAAGCGCGACAGTTACATAGTCAAGCGTTAGAACCCTTGTGACGTGCCGTATGTTTTCGTTGTGCCAATCATATTCCGCTTTGGTGCGGAACAGGCGGTAAATTCCTTTGTTTTTAGGCATGATTTTTCACCATGACCTTGTGCCCGACATATTCGTCAATGCTGATTCCAAGCGCATCCGCAAGCAATTCCAGCGTGTCAATCCGCCCGGAGCGGCTTACTTTACATTCAAGCGATCTAATAGTGCACACTGGAACCCCGGACATCACTGAAAGCTGTGCTGCTGACAGCTTCGCACTGTTTCGCGCCATGCGCATATATTCGCCCCTTGTCATTCCGCTTCACCTTCTTCATCTTCGTATTCATCAATGGCATCTTTTACCATGTCGATGTTGACAATAACCGTTCGCATAAACGCTTCGGACAGCAGATGACACGCAATGTTCGCCAGATCTTCAGGTGACGCATTCGCATATGCAACACACGTTGTGCCATCTTCCAGCAGCCCGCACAAAACTGCGTTCTGCGCTTTGCCTTCTGTCAGCTTTTTAATTCCATCTTCCAACATTTTCGCATAGGGAATTTTATCGTTCATCGTTTTTCCTTTCCCCGTAGTTACAGAAATCGTCTTTTCCGGTTGCGCACAGCCCAACTTCGCGCCCGCCAAGCAATTTCGCATTTTTGGCGCACATATCGCGCCCCATGTATGTCCGGTAATGCTTGCAATCCCTACACCGTACAATAGGCACAGCGTCTATGGTCTTTGCCTTTTTGATTGATTCGTTTACGTCTCGGAGCGGAACACACAGAATCCCATAATGGTCATATCCGAACTCGTATCTAAGTTCTAATGCATCAGCGTCAATCAAGCGCATCGCTGTCACCGTCCTTTTTATGCAATCATGAAAAACAGCCCCCACAAAACCGGGTGCCGTTTTACCCTCCTCCACAGCGCTAAAGCAACTGCCGCGTTCACGTTTTCCCAGTTCCCGGTATCAATCACATATCCATTTTTCGAAATGAGAAGATCCTGCATCAGAATAGAGAAGTCAAAGCCGCTGAGCCAGCACTGTTCTTCCGCCCTCTTCAAAATTTCTATAACACCATTATTCAAGTTTTTCATTCTTCCCTCCGCTCTCCATAGCTGCAAAAGTCATCGGCATCCGGTGTTTCTTCGTGCCACCATCGGCATTCTTCGTGCGGATAGTCATCGTTATTGCCCTGCCAATACTTGCAGTCTTTGCACCGCACCACCGGCGCAACGTCGGCAGCGGGTGTTCGGCACACAATGCTCCGAACGAGTTTTTTGGCAGTTGCGATTGTAACGGCGGCTTTTTCATCCTCTGGCGCATCCGGCTTCACTAATGCAAGTGCCGCTTCTCGCTTGATGTATTCATCCATTCTCGCCGTCCCCCCAATCTAACGGCCTGTTGCACATTGGGCATTTTTTAGCCTTCTGCTCTTCTGCCATTAGTCCTAACTGCCGCTTGCAATGCTGGCAGTACGGTATATGCCACCAGCCGGAACTGTCGCCGAGCTTCCATTTCTTGTTGCGGTAAATGGGCTTTTTTGCCTCAGCCATTCTCAGCCCTCCTGTTCCACGCTTCAATTGCTTTATCCTTGCAATCGCCCTGTTCATATGCGTCACTAAAGATCGCAACACGCGCACCGCACTTTTGACACACCATAGTCCCTTGCGGCATTTCATACACAAATTGCGCTTTACCGCCGCAGAACGGGCACGGTTTCAGGTTGTATTCAGCCATTTTCCTTCCTCCTGTTCCATGTTTCGATTGCTGATAGGTGGGTAGAAAACCAATGTGTTCTCGGCTCGATCGGGCAGTCTCTGTTTGAGCAGCACACCCGAAAGCAGTAACCGCTTCTCTGCACAACGCCCTTATCCCCGCAAAATGGGCAAGGTTTTAATTCAGCCATCCTGCATCGCCTCCACATAGCACCAACTTTGAGGCGGGCGCTCTAAAAAGCATCCTGAATTTTTGCAATCAGGGCAGTCTCTTTTTGCAAGCCCAAGATCAGCATAAAAACAGTCGCGGTTGATTTTCTTGAAATCTCGTAACTCTCGCGGCTTATCGTAGATTTTAAGGTCGGAGATGTGCCAGCCGTAGCCCATTTTCCCATTGCCGAGATAATCAATTATTTGCTTGTCTGTCATGCCAGCGATCCGATGACTGGGGTCAGAATACTCAACACTTATTGGGATGGTCGCATAGCACATAAATTCGCCGATAACTTTGCCGCTCCAATCATCGACAGCGGCGGCGCTTGAAATCGCATCAACATAATCTTGCAAATTCATGCTTTTAACGCTGGTGCAGTAAATATAGCACTTAAACGGCGTCTCCAGTTTCGGGCGTGTCTTTCGCACCTCAATCGTCTTTTCACCGCTAGCAATCTTTTCGCACCACTTTGGACGGATGCTCAGCACGATAGCCTTACTCATCCTTCATCGCCTCCAATAAAATCATCGCAAAATTCTTTTGCAGGGCAATTAGCGCATTCTTCCGCGCAATGTGCATCAGCATCGCAAGTAAATCCACAATCTTTAACCATTGCGATTCGATCTTCAGCATTAAACCAGCAAAGTTCCGTTTTACCGGGCTGGTAGTATTTATCCGCTTCTTTCAACCTGTGAACTTCGATGTAGATAAAATCGGCATCTTCACAAGTTTCAGTATGCAACGCCAAAGCCTTTGCTTTTCCTCGCGTTTCGGCAAAAACAACGGTTGCACAAAATTCGCCCTTTTCTCTGGCAAGCCACGCTTTCACGCTTCATCACCCCCACCTTCAAAAGCTGGTTGATAGCAGTTAAACAATACATCGTCAGTGTCACACGCGCAGCACGGTTTACCGTCGCAAGCGCTTGGCGGGTAAAACACACAAGTATCACAACCCATCACTCCACCCCATGCATCCAGAACTTGCGGCGGCAATCGTAGCAAAAAGTCTTGGGACACTCTGACCGAAGAGACGCTACGAGACTGCACGGCTTAATATCTATGATGCCATCAAATAATTTCACTTCCGGCCACCGTTCCAAAAACATATCCTGCCGTGTCTTGCGCGGATGCTCCCGAGACCACTGTTCCACCATCGCAACGGTTCCTTCTAAAAGCTTAATGGCGTTATCACATCTGTCACCGTGGTACTCACACTTTGTGCAATCACTGGACGATTTACACATCCGTCTGAATTCGCTAAAAAATTCTGCCACGTCCATATTCACACCCCCATTACGCCACGCCAAACAATTTGAACACCAGCCACAGGATGAAGCTTAAAAGCCAGCCAGCGGCGAAAAGAAGCAGCGCACGCGCGGTATTATAAACAATGAACGCCGCGCCCTTATCAAATTTTTTCTTGGTTTCTGCATCGCCAAAAATTTTCATATCAATTCCTTTCTTACGTCATGCGGAATCCCCGCCCAGCTTTTCACGAAGGGCAGCCGCTCTTGCGGCGATTTCAGGATTATTCCCAGCGGTCTTGATTTTCAGCATACGTTCCACTTTATCAAGATCATCGTTGCACCACGAAGGGACAGCTTCGGTTCTACCTGTACTTTTCCGGCTACCCTTGTTGTTGTAATTTCCATCAAGGACTTTCGGGAAATTGTTTGGTCTGATAAACCAATCAAAGGTGATCGTCCATCCATCTTTATTTTTTCCCATAAGGAAATCACTTTGTTTGACAGAATCAATGGCCTGAAGAATCGTATCAACGCCGTATTCGCGGATTCTTGCTTTCAGCATCTTATCCCTGTTCGTGCCTGAAACAAGCTTTGTAACCTTGGCAACACCAAGCGTGTTCCATTTTTCAAGGATTTGCTGAACGTCAGTTCGGCGTATAACATCGTTAGATGTTATACAAACATCTTTTTCTTTTTCTAATTCTAATTCTTCTTCTATATCTGTTGCGTGACTGTCACGTGACTTCACGGGACTGTCCAACAGCAAACGTTCCTTTTCGCGTTGGCGCTGTTTTCGCAGTCTGTTTTGCTCCCTGATTTTTTCCATTCCGTCAATGTTCTGGTGTTCAGCCCAGCCGGTGACGGCAAGGAAACCGTCATCGTTTGTCTGAATCATGCCGAGCCGTTCAATGGCATTCAAAGCAAGCTGAACCGTAGATTCTTCAAAATCAAGTTCATCAGCAAGCATTTTCGGCGTATACGGGATGTTTTCAGTCAGGAAAATCATGCCGCCAGAATTGCACCTTCCGGCCAGCGTCAGCAGCATGACCCAAATCAGAACAATGCTGTCACCATCAGGGAGCCGCCGAAGATGCTTGATTTTCCGATTATCAAACATATCCGTGGTGATCTTAATCCACTTAACATCAGCCATCTGCATCACCTGCTGCAACAATTGAATACTGTGCGTAGCTGGTAGGTTCGCCATAGCGATTTTTGCCGCTGACCATTTCTTTTCTGATTGTAAAGCCCAGCTTTTTCATGTCGCTGATACGGGATGCAAGGCGCATGATCCCATATTCCTGCATCGCTTCAAGGCTTGTGATGCTGCCGTAATCTTCAAGGTGTCGCTGGATAAGCTCACACTGTGTCATTTGGTTTGCCCTCCAATTCAAGGAATTTGTTCAGATACCAAATGGCCTTTTTAACATCCTCTACAGGCGTTTTGTTTTTCTTGCAGCAACGGTATATGTATTTGAAAGCGTTGCACAGACAGAATCCCTTTGTATCTTCAAGGCCAATCGCTTCAGTCATGACATCAATACATTCAAATTTCCCTGTTTCGTAGTGTTTGGGATGATTGATAACATCGTTTTCGGCTTCCAGCTCTGGGTTGGTTGCCGGTTCAAACATATCCGGTCGCGCGTTGTATTCTTCCGAATCGGTTAGCGCTGTGTTTTTGCATTCGCGACAAGGATAATCACTGGACGCAAGCGCATCATACTTACACAGTTCGCATTCCATCACAGCACCGCCTTTCCTGTAATTCCTGTGATAAGATCAGAATACGGAAGCGATTCAATCCAATCGCAGAACGTGTGCCATTCATCAAGCTTGTGGTTGCGCCGGGCGTGGTAGATATTTTGCAGCACGGCATAGTTCAAGTCCCACGTCCGAAGCTGGTTGTAGCTGGACGGAAGAAGCTGAATCATCTGCCACCACCAGCTTTTATTTTTATCTTTCAAGAACAGTTCGCGATAGCGATTCAACAGATCAACAAGCTCCGAAAGATACTCTGTCGATTCATCGTTCAGGTGTTCATGGCTGAAATCGTCCAGCGTGAATTCCTTCGCGTGAATCTTGTGCATCGTGCTGCACGAATCTGTAACTGTCCCGACCTTGTACTGATCTGCTTCTTTCCACCAATAGAGTGGTGCGGTAACGTCACACTGCATGTGAATCATCCGCATGAACTTTCCGTGATCGGTTCCGGCAGACGCAAGCTTGTACATCAAATCGTAGTCGTTATTGCCAACGACGAAACAATTTCCATTAACGACCGCGCTGTCAATTTGCGCCCATGAATTTTTAGGATTTCGCATCCCGCGAATCGCCGCTTTCCATCCGAATGTGGAAACATTTTCGATTTTCAGCATCAGATATCACCCGCTTCCCGGTGCTGCGAACGGTCGGAATCGAATCCCCAAGGGTAACGCTTCCGCAGCTTTTCAACGTTCATCTGCATGACGGTTTCCAGATCAATGCCGATAGCTGTTGCAGTCTCGGCGATGTACCAGCACACATCACCCAATTCCTTTGCGACGTGTTCCAAGTCCAGAACGTGGCCTTGCATGAAGTTCTTTTTCACAAGGTCTGCGATTTCGCCGGATTCACCGGCAAGCCCCAAGGCTCCATTAAGCAGCCTATAATCTGGGGACAGGTCTTTATTGCTTGTCCGCATGGCAAGCTTCTGATATTCATTGATTGTCATTTCTGCTTTCCTTTCAAACTATGAAATTTCCCGGATTTCTACGCTGATGTAATCCCCATCGTGGAAGTAGTGGCAAACGCCTTTTACCCAACGGCGGCTGTCATCTTCAATCACACGTCCTTTCATTGCGTCCACAATCATCTTTCCCATGATTGCGTGATTGTCGATGTCAAGCCGGTCGTTCCAATGAAAGGTAATGACAACAGGCCGCTTGAATGGTGCGCGCCGGACGGCCTGACTGTTCATGCATGAACGAACCATCATGTGCCAGAATTCAGCGTCGCGCTTTCTTTTTGACCAGTGCTTCCCGGCGTAATAAGCGTTCATGCCGTATTCTTTCGACCACTGCTTTTGACCGGCCTTTGTCTTGGGATAAGGGATTCTGATTTTTTCGCACAGATATTTGCCCAAAGAGCCCACCCCTTAGAACGGCAATTCGCCGTCATCGTCCATGTCTGTGAACGCCTGACCTGCGTTGCTGTTTGCCGTCGCAGCCTGTCCGCTTGATCTGCTTTCACAGAATTCATGGCGGTCAACAACGACGTCCGTTGTGTAGTGTTTCACACCGTCTTTTTCATAGCTACCGGTCTGAATTCTGCCCTCAATGGCAATTTTGGTGCCTTTGTGAAGATAGTTCCCGGCGAACTCTCCGGTCTTTCCCCAAGCAACGCAATTGATGAAATCTGCTTCCTGCTGACCATCCTGCTTGAACGGTCGATCAACAGCCAAGCGATAGGAAGCGACTGCCTTGCCGGACTGCGTATATCTGATTTCGGGGTCAGCAACCAAGCGTCCGATTAGTATGACTTTATTCATTGACCATCACCCCCGAACAAAGCAGACTGAATATCTTCTGCCGGTGCTTCCTGCACAGGTTCAGACACCGGTTCCATGTCGATAACATCCGGGTCATTGTCAACATAGTCCTTCGTGCCGTCATCGTTGATAACCGCCATATCAGCATCAATGGCAGAAGCCATGTCGATAGACATGATGCCCCACTTACTGATAAGCTGTCGCAGCATCGTTTTGTATGCCATGCCGTCAAAGTCTTTGTACCAGAACGATGAATACATCCATGCGTCTTTCGGGTCAAAGTTACCGGCCACATAGTCAGAATATGAAACCTTTGTTTTTTCACCGTATCTTGTCTTGACCGTGCCGCCGTTGGCCGAAAACGCCTGACTGTACTTATCAGCATGGGCAAGCATCTTCTTCTTGCTCCAATAGATGGCCTTGCGGAAACCGTTGGTATACTCAAACATGGCATAGTAGCCGATTGTTTCAGCCGCTTCCCTTGCTTCTTCGTCCTCAATCAGCCTGACTTCGATTTCCTCGTTCAGCGGGTCAAATTTGATGAGTTCGCCGTCCTTGATAGCAAGGACATTCAGCTTCTTGTACTGGCCAGATCGGATAGCAAGCTGAATATAGCCCTTATAGCCAAGCTGGAACTGCGCCACTTTGCCGCGCTCCCTGTCGTTGAACGGAACCATGTAATACTGTCCGAGCTGCGGGGAAGGGGAAAGCTTCAGACTTTCGCCCAGCAGCGCAGCGGAAAGGATGCTCTGATTTGTGCACTCCTGAAGTCCGGGGTTCGTCTGAACCGCAGACACGACAGCGGAAATGAAGCGCTGGCCGTCCTTGCCGCCAATGACCTGATTGATACGCTGCTTGACTGCATCCCCGGTGAGATAGGAGCCGATGCCAAGCCTTTTCTGTGACTTCTGAAGTGAATTATTGACTGCCATTTTCATTCATCCTTTCTTAAATCGCCTTGTATTTGATGCCGTTACCTCTAAGCCATGCGCCAAGCGCCCTTGCTTCGTCTGCGGAAAGAAGCGCCTGAAAACCAATCCATTGACGGGAAGGTTCGTGCTGCACCGCTCTTTCAAATGCCTGTCTTTCGGTGCTTTCAATCGCCTTTCCGATGTCCGTTTTTGGCTCGGTTGCTTCTTCCTTGCGTTCCTGCTGCTCCGCTTCCCATGCAGCCCTTTTCTCGGCCTGTTCCTGAAGCCTGTGGGCTTCGCTGACGGCTTTTGCAAGGTCAAGGGTGTCCATGTAGCACTCCCGCGCTTCAAAGGAGTAGGACGGCAAATCGGCGATTACAGCAAGGTCTTTCACCATCTGTTCAAGTTTGCCGTCAATTGCTCCCTGAATAGACTTCATAGAAACAGAAGCGTTCAGCCACTTGTCATCAAGAATCTGTCTGAAAGAAACAGCTTCCAGAACCTTGTTGTCCGCAAGAACGGAATGCCAGTATTCTTCAATGGCTTTCAGCTTTTCGGCTTTCTGCTGTTCCTCGAATTCTTTGACCTGCTTGTCCACGACAGATACCGATTTGTCGATGATCTTGACAAGCTCGCCAACCTGTGCCTTGAAGGTGTTGAACGGCTGCATATAATCTTTTTCCTGCCGGATGCGTTCATCGTTCAAAGCTTTCTTCAGCCGATTCAGTGCCGCCCTGTCTGCCTTTGCTTCCTTCACCTGATCTTCCGTGTAGACCATAGTTTCATAGACAGACACCTTTGAAAGCAGCTCTGCCCGAAGCTCTTCATAGTTGAAGGTAATCGGCGCAGGGAGCGCCACTTCGTTGATTTTAAGTTCCATTTTTCCTAACTCCTTTTTAGATTTCCGGCAGAAGCAATGCCGGTTTTTTGTTGCTTTTAACGCATTTCCAAAATTCCGCTTCTTTCCGCGCAAGATAATCAATATCTTCCTGCACTTCCGACCGCTCGATCTTGTAATGCTTTGTGTGCAGCAAGATTTCACCGCCAAAGTCGAACTTTAGCTGTGCTTTCAAGACAGCAAATTCAAATTCCGTTACCATCAGGTAATGCAAAACCTGAATGTAGTAATTGTCCGGAATCCGGTGATTCCATTTTTCCTTCTGCATACTCTGAAGGATGTTCGTGGTCTTGATTTCAAGGATGCCTTTTCTGCCGTCCTGATCTGTCAGCCAGCCATCAAGGGAAGCATGGGCGAAAGGATATTTGTCATTCAGCCACAAGTTGTTTTCTATGTATTCAACCTGATATTCGGGGAAATCCAAGCGGAACAGCCCTCGCAAGTGCATTTCAGCTTGTGTGCCATACTGGACATAGGGCTTGCCGCTGATATCTTCCGGCTGCACAAGACCATTCTTTTCCTGCCACAGCTCCAAATTGGTTTTGTATGGGTTCAGGCCGATGACAGCCGAAGCATCTGACCCGCCTATATAATTTGACCGGGCTTCGAGCCATTCTTCCCGGCTGGACAAGGTTTTCATTTCTATCAAGGGTGTCATCACTCCTTTTCTGTATTGTGGTTCACTCAGCTCTTCCCGACTAACGTCCGTACTTCTTCAATCGGGATGTCCAGTGCAGCCGTTAGCTTCAGCGTGGTTGCAATCGTCCAATCACACGATGGCTTCTTGAACACATATTCGATCTGCTTCCTTGACATATGCGTTTTTAAGGCCAGATCAGCATTCGTCATGCCAATCGCCATCTTTCGCCCGAAAACCAGCTCCTTTATCGGGTCACGCGGTTTTCTTCCGAGCCGCGTTTTTGGCATTGTTGGATTCTCCTTTCATTGTGTGTCTGAAATAGACACTTAGTCGGCAAAAAAAATACGGTCTACCATATCGCTATCAAGGTTGTACTTGGCTTTGATTTTGAAAATCTCGCCCTGCTTGAATTCCGTGCCGTTCTCGTTGATCTTGTTGGACACGCTCTGTTCCGTGATGCCGAGATATTCAGCAAGTGAAGCGTTCGTGTCCCCATGTAGAACCATGATGCTTCTAAGCAGCTTACCGTTCATAGTTGCCGTCACCTTCCTTCCCCTAAATTCCCCACTCTGCGTTTATCAGGACTTGTGACCTGCTCATGTTTTCACATAAGGCCGCATTAAGGAACGGCCATGAAGGCCGTTTCGGCTTATACTCTGCGATTCCACATGTTTTGCACCGTTCCGATGTCCTGTGCATATCCGGGGTCAACTCCGGCCGCGCAGTCCGCACACCTTACTCGGTACCGTTCTCCGGCCATGTGCAGATAGCGTTCATATATGATTTCAGTTCCGCCACAGAAGGGGCAAGGCTTCAAGGCTTGCGCTTCTGTTTTCGGTTTGAATACTTCAATTGTCGATTCTATTATATTTGGCATCGCCATTCTCCTTTCAGACTGGTTCGGCTTAATGAATATATCCGTTCTGGAGCAGAAACGCTGTATCTTCGTCCCAGCAAACAGGCTCGCCGCTGTCCTCTGCTGCTTTGAACTCGGAATAAGTTTTTTGCGCGAAGTCCAGCTTGCCCCACTGAAACACATTTTCGATAGCGAAGCCTTTGGAATACTCGGTGCAAGGAAGAAGCTGATACCGACCGGCGCGCTTAGTGCAATAGCGCACCTTTGCACATTTTCTCCCGCTCTTGGAGATGTACAGCTTTTCAATAACGCCCACTCGGAAAATCCAGCCGTTCCAGCCAGAGCGCATCGGAGCGAATTCAAACGCAGGAATTTGCACCAACTGACCAACAAATGGTTTATTGACTGCTTTCATGTCGTTCCCTTTCCGGCAAGCAAAAGCCATCTTGATCGCAGCATCACGCGCCGCCGCGCCTTTGCCGTGTACGGTGTATGTTCCTTCTCCAAGTTAAAAGTCATTCTGTTGTCCTTTCCGGGCGGTTTAGCCGCCGCCCATCGGCTTGCTTGAATTGTCAGTCAACCACGAAGTGGGGAAGGTTCGCGTACTGGCTCGCGTCCGGTGCTTTTGTCGTCGGCCGGAAGGCGTTGCGACCGGTCTGCTCCTTGACCTGCTCTTTGCAGATTCGGCAAGCGTCCTTCGCGTTGTTCGCGCTTACGAACATATGCTCAAGGTATTCGCGGCTGTTCTTCTTGATCCAGTAAAACACCTGATAGTTTTTCATTTTTATTCTCCTTTTCCTTTCTGTCGGTTGACTTGTGTCTAAATCAGACACAAGAATGTAAAAAATATATCGGCTACTGCCGTCCGGTGTCTCTTTAGGACACCATTACTATACTACGATAATTTTTTTCTGTCAATAAGATTTTCGATGGTTTCTAAAAAAATATTTGATTTTTAGGAAACAAGCGTGTATTATTAAGACACCGAAAGGCGGTGATACCAATGGATATAGGAAAGCTGATAAAAGATGCAAGAATCGCAAAGGGCTTGACGCAAGAAGAACTTGGGAAGCTTGTAGGGGTTCAGAAGTCTGCTATCGCTAAGTACGAAAACGGCAGGGTTGTTAATATAAAAAGAAGCACCTTGCAAGGCTTGGCAAAGGCGCTTGATCTTAAAGGGTCGGATTTAATCATTGAATCCGACCCCCAAGAAGCTGCTACATTAAGTGCAATGGTGCTGTCAGACAGCGATTTGCATGAAGCCGTAGAGCTTTATTTATCCCTAAATGATGAAGATAAAAAGACCTGCAAAGAACTTTTAAGGCGTTTGGCAAAAAAGCAAGATTGATAGCTCCAATATATATTCTTGCTGCGATTCTGTTAGGCCTATCAAAATTCTATTGATGTTCACGATGTTTTCAAAACTTTCATTGCTGCATTGATTTAAAGATTCTTTGATTCGACTTATGTATTCAGATCGCAACATTCCCACAACATCCCCCTTGTGTTTTGCGTCAGCGATCATCCCACAAATCTTCCACCGGCACGCCGAGTGCACGCGCGATCTTGACAGCAAGCAGCACATTTGGAATGCGCTTACCGCTTTCGATTTCGCAGATTGTGCTTGCAGCCGTGCCGGATAATAATGCAAGTTCACGCTGACTTAGTCCTTCAAACGTCCTGTAATATTTTACTTTGCAAATTATTTCACCCATATTCCATCCATAATGCAATGTTATCACTTAAATGCGCTGTTTTGCGGAAAAATTCTGATATCAGAACACCGATCATTATTTTTGTCATTTTCGTGCATTTTATGCTGTGATAATTGTGAAAAAATATGGAAGCAAAGGAGAAAAGCATGAAATGCCGTAGTTGCAAGTGCGAAATACCGGATGAATTACATTTTGTATATTGCGGATATTGTGGGGCAAAGCTTACCCGTGATCGCAAAAAGAAAGATGAAATAAAAATACCCACGCCGAGAAAGCGTGGGCAAAAATGGTATGTGGATTTACGGCGCGAAGGTGTGACCGTCATCGAGGACACCGAAGCAGAAGCAAAGGCCAAGGCGCTTGCTATCCGCGCCGGTTTCATTGACGCAGAAAAAAAGCGCCCACCGCTTACGCTGCGGCAAGCAATAGACAGCTATATTGCAGACCGCGACAATGCGCTTTCCCCTTCCACCGTGCGCGGCTATTACACGATACAGCGAAACGCCTTTGCAGATGTAATGGATGCGGACATTTATTCCGTAAGCAACTGGCAGTCAGCGGTCAACCGTGAAGCCGGTCGGGTTTCAGCAAAGACCGTAAAAAATGAATGGCGATTGGTCAAATCTGTTCTGAAACGTAATAAGGTTGATTTTGATGTTACATCGCTGCCACAAGTAGTGCACGATGAACTGCCATGGCTGGATTACGATCAAATAAAGCTGTTCCTAACAGCTGTGCGCGGAGCACCGTGTGAGCTTGGTGCGCTGTTTGCGCTACACAGCCTACGGAGATCTGAAGTGCTGGCGCTGACGCCTGACAAGATCAAAGACGGGAAGATATTAGTACACGGCAGCGCCGTCTTTAACAAAGACAATCGCCTTGTGCAAAAGGCAGAAAACAAAAACACGACATCGCGCAGGGAAATTGAAATCATGATACCGCGCCTTGCCGAACTGCTTGCAGAGAATGCAACGCCATCCGGTGCGCCCTTTATTCGTACAAACCCAAACACTTTGTGCGCCCAGATAAACAGAATCTGCGCACAAAACGATTTGCCGCTTGTTGGCGTGCATGGTCTGCGGCGAAGCTTTGCATCACTTGCATATCATCTTGGATGGTCAGAACAGCAGACAATGAAGGTTGGTGGATGGTCTGATTATAAAACCGTACACGACATTTACGTCAAGCTTGCAGCCGCAGATGAGAAGCGTGATATAAAACGCATGAAAGCATTCTTTAATTGATGATTTACGACAGGTTTTACGACACATCAGAAAAAACGCTGTATTTTCAATGTTTTTGGCCGTTTTTTCGCGGGTTCAAGTCCCGCCTCGCGCACCAAAACCCCGAGAGCTTCGGCTCCCGGGGTTTTTTGCTGCCGTCCGCCTTCCGTCCAGACGCGAAAAAGTACCATGCGGATGCATGGGGCTTTATTCATCTGCCTTTTGCGATCGGCAGATCATCCCCTGATGGATTTGTAAAAGGCTTCCGCTCATAGTGTTTACAGTCAGTGATTTCATTTACAACATCATGCGGTATACCATTTGCATAAATCTCACACTTCAGTTCCGGAAACTTGCACTTCTTACACACGATGCACCTTGACATGCTCGCCAT